ATGCCCATGATGTGTTCGAGAACGACACGTATGCCGTTGTGCCAGATGAACTCGGCGTCGTTGAAACTGTCAGTGTGTTACCACCAGCAGAATACCCCGTACCACTAACCTCATTGGTTGTCGTGTAAACGGTATTGTCAGCGTTCAACGTGGCGTCGGCTGTATACAGCGCCATCTTAAATGTGTCAGAGCTAAAGTCGTGCGTGCCAGATAGCAGCTCTTTCTTAAAGCTCGTGCATTGTGCTTGTGTGATTGCCATATCAGGTCACCGGCACCCTTACTTGACCAGAACGATACGCATCCTGACGCTCCAAGCCATCGCCCAGACGCTTAGCCAATTGAATGCCTTCGTTAAACTTGGTGTTGTACAACTGAAGCAGATCAGGCTCGCCCTTCATAAAGGTATAAGCCTCAACCAACGAGCCATACAGCAGCACCGAGTCAAAGTTATCACCCAGCCAAGACGTACCGTTGTTATTAGTCAGCGTACCCACAGGCACAGAGAAGCCCGAACCGGTAGCGCCAATCGTGGTGCCAACAGTCAAACTGTCTCCAATGCGGTAGCCCGCACCGCTGGATGCAATCGAAGCACTTGTCACTGCGCCACCTGAGACCACAATAGTAGCCGTCGCACCACCACCGTTACCACCGACCAAGGGCACGTTGTAGTATGTACCGTTGGTGTAGCCAGAACCTGCCACCACAGAGCCAAGCGAGGCAATACCGCCCTGCACAATCGAGTTCGGGTAGTAGTAGAAATGCAACTCTACCGTATAGGCAGCGTCAGGGGTTGGGCCAAGAATAAACGACAGCTCATTGGTAATCGTCGGTGACGCACCGGATGTCGTGGTCGGCCCAAACAAAGCATAGTACTTCGGGGTGCCGGTAGACGACGGGTTGGGGTATGCCTGACGGATAAAGTTAACGTCTTTGTTAAGCAGGTATTCGTAGTTGCCCGAGCCATCAACGACCGCCATAGAGTACGGAGCCAAGAAGTCAGCAGGCGACGACAAATACTTATTCCCCGACACGGTTGTGCCGGTCATATTCTTACGTAAAGACGGGAACTGGACGCTGTTGAAAATACGCTGCTCAGCCTGCTGCACAAACGTAGCAAGCTGAGATTCAGTGAACGTATTCTCGGTATAACTCTGAATAGCGTCGATGAGTTCGGCGTAATTCATTTAGGCCATTGGCCCACGGGCCATCGTTCCTTTGGTTGCCGCGCCGTTACCACGAGTTTTTACGCCCGTAGTTTTAACGCCGGTTTCAGGGTACCCAGCCGTTTTTGGCACGGGTACGGGTTTTGGTTGCGTGTATTTGTTCAGACAAGCGGTCTTATTCATACTAACTCCTTACGATGTGGACACCGTAACAGTGCCAACTGTACCCGAAGATTGCACTCCAGACAAGGGATTGAACGTGCCCGGGATGTACCGGGATGAGGTTGTTATGTTGGTATCGCTAAGCGAACGGTCTGGGCGCGGGTTCATAATTGCCTGCGGATCGACCACCGGATACTTACCAACTTTGTACTGTGGATGATCAGGCTCCCAGCACTGTGGACAAACCTGAAGATTGGTCGGAGCCTCGTTGACCACCAACTCTTTTAGCACCCTACGCTTATACTGGAACCCACACCTATCGCACTCGGCGATGGTGTATTTACCCTGAGCGTATTTGGTTGCGGACATTAGGGTTTACCCTATAGTCATATATCGTGGTACAAGCTGGAACGTGGCTTTTTCCCTATCTTCAGTAGCAGCAAGCTCCCATGCTTCGTCATACTGCTGTTTCAGTAAGCTAATACGTTCAAGCCCGTTTGGAAGTTTCAACGCTAAGTAGTATGCCAAACCAGCCGTCAAACAGTTCAAAAACCTAAAAGGCACATCCATCGTGTTTACGCCATTACCCGCGTCTTGGATACGACGTAAGCGCCAGTAGACCAGTGTGTAAGTCTGAGCCGTGTCCGGCACGGGCCAGAGATTGATTGATGGGGCGCTTGTCTGGCGGTCAATATAGACTTGTACAGGTCTGCCCGTGGTCAGCTTGTTTGGAATGCTGGAATACGTGGATACACTAATACGAGAAAGCGCCAAGTCAGCTTGGTTAGCCGTAGACCCCGAGTCCGTGCGAATCACGTGCTCCAAGAGGTCAACCGTGTCAGCCGGTAGGGTGTACGTGCCGGTTCCGGCAGTAAGTACCTGAGACCCTTGCTCAACCGTCCAAAGGTTGATACCCCGGTTAGCCCAGTCGGTAAACATTAGGTTAAGGCTACGGCGAGCGGTACGGAGGTCATAGCCAGTACGCATCTCAGCACCGGCACGCTCAAACGCCTCCTCGACCAACTCGGTCAAGTCCATATTGAAGGTTGCGGTGCCTGATGTAGTCATCTAAACCCCCCTAGGCGACTAAATAGACTGGATAAACCGCTCATTGTTTGCGCCCTCGTCGGCGGCGTTCTCGGCGCAAAATCATCTTGATATACGCTTCGCTGGGGCGGCACTTGTCCGGCTTGCATTCGACTATCATAATTTTGTTTGTAATGATCATAATCACGTTGAATACGATCCATTGCCCTTTGCTTAAAGTCATCAAAAGACAGTAAAGCGTTAAGCCCTCCTGGAGATCCCATACTGGGCTGCTGAGTAGGCGCAGGTGGCACAATGGGCATCTGGCCCGGCATCTGACCCATGCCGCCACTCATTCCGGGCGGCGCACTATTCCTAGCTATTACATTATCTGTGTACTGCTGCGCCCAAGGCGGAACTTGTTGCTGTTGACCGAGTTGCTGTTGGCCCATAGCCCCGGCAGGCCCCATAGGCCCTGTAGCGCCCATAGTTCCCATAGCACCCATAGCCCCTTGCAAAATAGGATTGGCGGGAGCGCCACTTTGCACAGCAGGCTGCGGCATCATGCTGCCACCAAACTGCGGCCCGGTCATGCCGGAAGGCAGTCCCTCCGACTGATTGCCAAAACGCTGGGACATTTGATTACCATAACCACCCATAAAGGGTGTTTGAGTCTGCTGGGGTTGATCTGGGCGACCGCCCTGCATTGTTCCGCCTGTAGACATATTATTTACCTCTGTTCCTGTGCGGAGCTACTTTCTTAGCTATTTTTGTTGGTTGTTTGACGAACTGCTGCCCAGCAGCTTTGCCTTTGCGTTTTGCACGAGTTGTGGCAGCGTACTCCGCAGGGCTAAGAGCTTTGATAGCAGACTCTGGCAGGTATCTTTCACCTGTTTTAGAAGATTTTTTACCACTCTTGGTTCTCCATTTCTGTGCCGTCCAAGCCTTCAGCGACTGCTGCGGTTTTTTCACTTATTCATCTTCCGCAAGGTGCCGGGCTTCTTAACAGCACTCTTAATAAATTTACCGCCCTTGGCAGTGACTTCTTTCTTGGGGGCAAACTTCTCAAACTGCTCTAGCATGTCCATAGCAGACGAGCTTTTACGCGAAGGCGCTCTACGCGCACTAGGCAGTTTTAAGTTACTAGCAGTTTTTGTCTTTGCCTTAGGAATAACATCTTCCCTAGACATTTCTTTTCTGACTTTACTGCGGTAATCGTATTTTTCAGCCACGATACCCACCGCCTTTCTCTTTGTACTTCTTGGCAAGCAACTGTGCCTTACGGGCCGACCACTGACCAGCTTTTGTACCTTGAGTAGCAGATGCCTTGATCGACTCAAACAAACTTTTACGCATGCCGGGTTTGGTGTAGTTACCAGCCTGATTTACCTTGGACTTAACCTTACCGCCTTTTTTGGCTTCTAAGGTTTCACGTCTCGGCTTAGCGTCATACCCCGGCATTTTTCGCTGCCCCGGAGGAGGTACAAAACGCCACTCGTCATCGCGGTGTCCTTCAGGCCCGGACTTTTCAGCAACCTTAACCCGGCCTTTGTTCTTAAAGGCTACAGGCTTCATAGCCTTACCCATGCCGCGACAGTTCATCATGTCAGCACATCCTTCCTTTGGTTTTGCCACGCTGGGCTAGCCCGTCACGACGTTTTTTAACGGAGCCGCCTTTTTTCATGCCTTCAATATATTCTTTTGCGTCTCTGTCGTCCAAAGTTTTTTCAATCGACTTAACCCTAAGATTACCAACGCCACCTTCTCTTCTCATCTTATTCAGGCGGTTAGCGCGCCTAACGTCTGCTAAAGAAAGCGGCTCACCGCGACTTGATCTAGGCAGTTGGGGATCAGTAGAAAAGGTTTTGCTTAGCATCTTTTGCGCTATATCCCGATCCCGGTTTATGCCTTCAGCGGGTTTACGCCGACCACGAGATCTAGGGTCGCCAGATTCACCACTACGCTCTTCTTTGCGCTTGGCTCTTTCCTCTTTACTCTTTTTTTCGTAATCCTTAGACAGTTTTCTTTCAGCGGCCAATAACGCCGTACCGCCTGCGATAACAGCTGGGAGTCCCATGTCAGCACATCCTTCCTTTGGTTTTGCCACGCTGGGCAATACCATCGCCACGAACTTTGCCACCACCAGCATACGATTTGGTCATACCGCCGCCCATTTTCTTTTTGGTATTTTTATGCTTGCTGCCTTCCATCATGCGACCATCGGGCATCATGTGCATACCTTTGGGGACTTTGCCGCCCTTCTTAAATACGCCACGACCTTTGAGGACGTCAGCACGGGTAACTTTACCGTCACCGGTCAGGTCAGGCATGCCGCCTTTCTTGTACTTAGCCATACCGCCGGATTTCATCATTTTTCCGGCTGCACGGTCTTCGTCAACGTTTTTCTGATCAATCTCGTTGGCGCGATCTCGGGCGCGATTAGCGCCTTCAGTATCACCAGCGGCTTCTCGCTCGTCTGCGAGTTTTCTAAAGTCTGCGGCGGTCATTTCTGCCATGATTAACCTTTCATGTTCTTTTTGGCCATCTTCTTGGCCGTTTTGTGGGCACGTTTACCCACGAACTTGTCTGCCACGCCCTTAGAAACACCGACCTTCTTTGCAAACTTTGGGTTATTAGCCACGGCCTGCATGAACTTTTCTTGTTTCTTAGACTTGACTGGCATTACTTAGACCCTTTAATTAGCTCATCAATCTTGGAGTCAAGGCGATCAAGACGATCCATGAC